CGAGCCCGCCCCCGCGCCCGCGCAGCCGGCACCCGTCGCTCCGCCTGCGCCAGCCCCCGTGGCGGCCCCGGGCGGCGAGTACGTTCCGTGCGTCATGGTCATCGCGGCGGCGTCGCGCGAGCAGATGCAGCAGATAGGGCGCTTCTGCGGGAGCCTCAGCCCGAGGGTCACAGGGAAGTTCATAACAGGGACGCTTGAGCAGGCGGCCGAGAAGGAGCGCCGCCAGATGGGAGGGTTCAATGGCTGATACGAGCGAGCAGCCCCGCAGCATCCTGAGCGCCATAGCCCAGGTGCAGCGTTCGGTCGTGGTGCCGAAGGCGAGGTACAACGAGTTCGGCGGCTTCAACTACCGCAGCCTGGAGGACATAGTGTCCGCGCTCAAGAAGCCGTGCGAGGACGCGGGCATCGGCTTCTTCATGCACGACGAGATCGCCAACGTCGGGGACCGCTACTACGTCAAGGCGACCGTGTGCGCCTTCTTCACCGACGAGCCCGGGGAGATGTTCACGCTGTCGGCCTACGCGCGCGAGGCCGAGCACAAGAGCAAGAGCGACGACGCCCAGGTGACCGGCATGGCGTCGAGCTACGCGCGCAAGTACGCGCTCTGCGGGATGTTCGCCATCGACGGCGAGAGCGACCCCGACCAGCTCGCCCCCGCCAAGAATCAGGGGCAGCCGCCGCAGGGCCCGTTCATAGCCCACTGCCGGAGCTGCGGCACCCGCTACCAGTTCGAGGACGCCGCCCAGTACGAGGCGTTCGCGGAGAACCCCGGGTGCTGCCCCGCACCCTCCTGGGAGATCGAGTAGGCCATGCAGGAGCTGTACGAGCAGCTGGACGAGCTCACCGACCAGCTCATGGCCGAGCTTGAGGTCTGCAAGACCAGCGGCTGCCAGTACGCCGAGAACGAGGCGGAGTACCGCAAGGCCCTCCGCCTCGCCATCCTCGACGAGCGCGAGAAGGGCACGCCCGCGACCATCACGAGCGACCTGTGCCGGGGTCGCCCCGACATCGCGGAGCTCAAGCGCCTGCGCGACTGCTCCGAGGCCATCTACAAGGCGAGCCAGGAGGCCATCAACGTTTACAAGCTGCGCATCCGCATGGTCGACGCGCAGATCACCCGCGTATGGAACAGCGGGAACGTGACGCAAGGAGGATACCTGTGAAGGACTTCACCATCGACGGCTACGTGACCAAGAACGTCGAGACGCGCTCAACGAGCAGCGGACAGCTCGTCACGCGCTTCTCGGTCAACAGCCCGAACTACAACCGCGAGAGCCGGACGAGCACGCCCCAGTTCTTCGAGTGCGAGTACTGGCACAACGGGCAGCAGGACGACAAGGCACGCAACATCGTGGAGGGCGCGCTGCTGCTCCTGTGGGGCAGCCTCGCCTACGACAGCTGGCAGGACAAGCAGACCGGCCAGAACCGCTCCAAGGCGTACCTCAAGGTGCGCGAGATAGGCGTCATCAGACCGCCGCAGCCGAGGCAGGCGCAGCAGCCGCAGGGCTACCAGCAGACGGCCTACCCGCCCCAGCAGCGCCCGCAGCAGGGATACCGGCAGCAGGCCGCCCCAGCGCCCCGCTACGGCTCGCAGCAGGTCGCCCAGGCACCCGCGCCCGCCCAGCAGCAGTTCGCCCCGCAGGCGGCGCAGCAGCCTGTCATGGACGTGTACGACGAGGACATCCCGTTCTAGGAGGAGAGCAGTGAAGAGATTCCAGCAGGTCGCGGCGGCGGCAATCTGCGCGTCGCTGCTCCTGCTCGCCCTCCTCGCCGTCGCGCTGCTGTGCTCGATGCTCCTGGCGGGCATCGTTGGCACGCTGCGCGGCATAGCGTGGTGATGGGCGTGCAGGTCCTAGATTCGCTCATCGACGGCCCCCTGCAGCTGGGCAACCGCCGCGAGGGCGACGAGCTCATCGGCATGATCGTGCGCTACCTCCGCACGGGAGAGGAGCCATCGCCCCGCACGGACGCCCAGAGGATGGCCCTGGCCATGGTGCGCCCAGTGCTCGACAAGAGCCGCAAGCGCATCGTGGCAGGGAGCGAGGGCGGAAGCAAGTCGGCAAGCAGAACAGCAAGCAAACAGTCAAGCAAACGGCAAAGCAAACAGGCAAGCAAAACGCCAAACGAACCTGAAAGCGAAGAGGAAAGCAAAGAGGAAATCAACGCCGCAAGCAAACAGGCAAGCGATATATATTCCTCTTCCTCTCTTCCTCTTCCTGATTCCCCTTCCGAGGAGGAGGGGTGCGGGGAGGAGGACGGCGGAATCCCCTACACGGAGATCGTGGCCGCCCTCAACGAGGCGCTGGGGACGTCGTACCGCCCGACCTCGAAGAAGACGCGTCAGCTCATCCACGCCCGATGGGCGGAGGGCTTCCGGTTCCCCGACTTCGAGGCCGTCATCGACACCATGGCGGCGGCGTGGGTCGACGACCCGAAGATGAGCGCGTACCTGCGCCCCGAGACGCTTTTCGGGCCGAAGTTCGAGAGCTACCTGAACAGGCCGAAGCCGAGGAAGGAGAGGGAGCATGGAGACCCGTTCGCAGCCTACTAGGCGGTGCCCGCACTGCGGCCGCGAGCTCAAGCCCATGGTGCTGCCCGCCATGTTCGGGGCCAAGGAGCCGCACGTGATCGGCTTCGAGCCGTGCCACTGCCCGGAGGCGGAGCGCGAGCGCATCGAGCGCATGAGCGAGGAGAACGAGCGCAGGGCGCGGGAGGAGGCCGAGAAGCGCCGCGAGGCGTACCGGCGCGCAGGCATCAGGCCGAGGTTCCTGGACGCGGAGTCGCCCATGGCGGGCGGCATCATGGCGGGCGTGCGGGAGGGGCGCGGGGCGTACGTGTTCGGGCCGGTCGGCACCGGCAAGACGCACCTCGCCTCGGCGGTCGCCCGCATGGCGGTGGACGACGGCATGCGGGTGCGCGTCACGGACATGCCAGGCATCATCGCCCGCCTCAAAGGCACGTTCGGCACGCAGGCGAGCGAGGAGGACGTGCTATCCGGCCTGTCGCGGTGCGGCCTCCTCGTGATAGACGACCTGGGCAAGGAGCCGCCGACGGACTGGACGCTCACGCAGGTGTTCCGCGTCGTCAACGACAGGTACGAGACCATGAGGCCGGTGGTCGTCACATCGCAGTACGACCTCAAGGCGCTGGGCGGAAGGCTGTCGCGCAACGGAGACGTGGACACCGCCCTCGCCATCGTTAGCCGCCTCTCCGAGATGTGCGCCAAGCACGAGATGAGGGGCGCGGACAGGAGGCTCCATGGCCAAGGTTGACACGCTGCCCGCCATCCTCGTGCCGCTCATGAGCGCGCCGAGCATCAGGCTCGACCGCTGCGCGGTGTGCGGAAGGTACGCGCCGCTCAACCAGCACCACATGGTCCGCAGGGGCGCGGGCAGGCTCTACCGCGCGGGCGTGGAGGTCGAGAAGCCCACGATCACGCTGTGCGGCTTCGGAAACAACCTCTCCGACGCGGACGGACGCCCCTACTGCCACGGCCTCGCGCACGCGAACAGGCTGCACTTCCGGTGGGTTCCGGGAGAGGCCGTGCCGGGGAACTTCGGCAACTACGGACGGATGCTGGGCGGCGTCGGCGGGCACCTTGAGTACCTGCTGCTGGACGAGCCGGCGAGCTACGCGGCCGCCCTTGAGATGGACGGATGGAGGTCCTTGAGGAGGTGGCGCGAGTGCTGTGCATGACCATCGAGGAGTTCGAGAGGCAGGAGATGAGAGATAAGCGCGAGCGCGCCTACGTGCTCGCCGCCAAAGGCCTGACGTGGCGGCAGATAGCAGAGCGTATGGGAGTACCAGACTACCTCGCGCAGAAATGGACGCAGAGGGGGAGGAAGAGATGCCGATGAGCGACTACGAGCCGGCGAGCGGATGGAACCTCCCGCCCGGGTGCTTCGAGGGCGACCCGAGGGCACCGTGGAACCAGCCCGACCCATGGGAGGGCAGGAAGTGCGGCGAGTGCCGCTTCTGCAGCCGCTGCAGGCTGCTCGACGGGACGGAGGTCAAGGTCTGCGCGTCCGACGGATGCGACCTTGAGGAGATAGAGCCGGAAGCCCCCGCATGCGAGGGCTTCGAGGACTACTAGGAGGAGACATGACGGAGCAGGACAGGGCGCGCGAGGCGCGCATCAGGCTCGACGCAGCGCGCAAGCACATCACCGACGCCATCGAGGCCATCAGCGGTCCCGCGCCGGACTGGGTGCGCTGCGGCGCGTTCATCGACATGGCGGGCGACGTGATGCCGTTCGTCAAGGAGGCGGATGAGAGATGAGCGTCATCTGCTCAAGGTGCGGGCGCGACATCGACGCCATCGGCCAGGACAACGTGAGCTACACGCGGGAGCCCGTGTGCGAGGACTGCGCCGACAGGTGCGGAGACTGCGTACATTACGTAGGCGGCGGTGACTGGGGCTTGTGCTGCAAGCTCGACTACGGCTTCCACTACGAGGACAGCATCGCGTGCTTCAGGTTCCTGGACAGGTTCGAGGTCGATGCCTCGTGAGCCATGGCAGGCACCACCGCAGGCGGCACACCGCTCGCAAGCACCGCATGTGCTCCGACAAGACGAGGTTCGCGAGCGAGATCGCGGCCATGAGGTCGGGGGCGAAGTTCGATATGGACTGGTACCGGTGCCCGTACTGCAGCGGATACCACCTCACGAGCAAGAACCGGATGAAAGGTACCGAGGCATGAGGGAAGAGGAGATCAAGCGCAACCGCTACCAGCTCGCGAAGCACGTCTACCGCATGCGGGTGAAGAGCGGCTGCACGTTCGAGGAGATAGCCCGCGCCATCCGGTGCTCCGTCAAGGAGGCGCGCGAGCTGTTCAAGGAGGCGATGAGATGAGGCTGTACGTCATCGGCCCCGTGTCGGGGCGCGAGGGTGACAACCGCGAGGCGTTCGAGGAGGCGCGCCGCGAGCTGGAAGCCGCTGGCTTCAAGGCGACCATCCCCCACGACAAGATCGAGGCGGGGGCGGCGTGGCAGGACGCCATGAGGGCGTCCATCAAGGAACTGCTCGCGACCTATAGGGGCAAGCCGCGCTACGACGGCGTGGCGGAGCTTCCCGGGGTCTTCGGCTCGAAGGGCGCGCGCTGCGAGCGCGGAATCTGCGAGCAGCTGGGCATACCGCACAGGACCGTGGCGGAATGGTGCGGGGGTGCCGGCGATGGGGAATGAGGCGGAGCCCCGCGAGCATCTTGAAGACGAGAGCGCCGGATGCCGCTTCGGATGCCTCCTGATCGTCGTCGGGTGCCTCGCGCTCGACGCCCTGGCGGCGTGGGCCGCCTGGCAGATGGCGGGCTTCTTCGGCATGCTGCTTTCCATGCTCGCCCGCGCCTAGCGACACCTTCGGGAACATAGCCGTGCGGTCATCCTCCGCCGCAACGGGGCACAGGGAGCCGTCCTGCGGGGCGGCTCCCGCCGTCTCGCGGCACGGGCCGCATGGAAGAAGACCGGGGAAGGAAAGCATGGCAAAGGGCGAGACCTACGAGGAGTTCACGGAAAAGTTCAAGCCGAAGAAGACCACGGACGACTGCTACACGCCGCCCGAGGTGTTCGACGCGGTGCTGTCGTGGGCGTGCCGCGAGTACGGCGTAGACCCGGCGAAGGTCGTGCGCCCGTTCTACCCCGGCGGGGACTACGAGAGCGCCGGGTACCCGGAGGGCTGCTGCGTAGTGGACAACCCGCCCTTCTCGATTCTGTCGAAGATCGTCTCCTTCTACCAGGACAGGGGCGTGGGCTTCTTCCTGTTCGCCCCCACCCTGACGTGCATGGGCATCCAGAGATGCAGCAAGGTCGTGGCCGGCGCTGCTGTCGTGTACGAGAACGGGGCGAGCGTGAACACGTCGTTCGTGACGAACCTCGACCCGATGCTCGCGAGGAGCGCGCCGGAGCTTCGCGCCGCAGTGGACGAGGCGGTCGAACGGATAAGGCGGGACAGGGCGAAGGCGCTGCCGAAGTACGACTACCCGTACGAGGTGCTGACCGCCCCGATGCTCGCGCGCTACAGCAAGTACGGCATCGACTTCGGCGTGAGGCCGGAGGAGGCGAGCTTCACGCGCGGACTGGACATGCAGCGCGACATGGGAAAGGCCATCTACGGTAGCGGATACCTCATAGCAGAGCGCGCAGCCGCAGAGCGCGCAGCCGCAGAGCGCGCAGCCGCAGAGCGCGCAGCCGCAGAGCGCGCAGCCGCAGAGCGCGCAGCCGCAGAGCGCGCAGCCGCAGAGCGTTTCGCGCTATCCCGGCGCGAGCGCGAGATCGTCGCGTGCCTGGGATAGCGCGAAACGCAGGGCGTCGGAAAGGAGGGGCGCGTGGAGACCGCCACCAATGACATACCGCTGGCGAACCCGCGCCACGAGGCCTACTGCCAGAAGCGCGTCGAGGGCATGACGCAGCGGCAGGCGATGCTCGCCGCGTACCCGGACCGCGCGCGCTGGAAACCGGAGACGGTGGACAACAAGGCGTGCAAGTTGGAGGCGACGGATGAGGTCAAGGCTAGGATAGCCGCCCTCAAGCGCATCGCGGCCGAGCGCGCGACGACGACCCGCGCAAACGTGCTCGCGGGCATGAGCGAGACCTTCGAGGCGGGCGTGGAGCGCGTCCGCAAGGCAGGAGAGGGCAAGCCGCTCGACTACGTGGCCGTCAACGCCGTGACGCAGCTGGGCAAGACGCTGCTGGACGCGCTTCCCGAGGAGCGGGCCGAGCAGCGCGGCGAGTTCACGCGCGACTTCGCGCTGCTGATCGGGCGCGACTTCTTCCGCCCGCACATGCTCATGGCCACGGGCGCGCAGACCGAGTTCTGGTGCAAGGGCGGGCGCGGCTCGCTCAAGAGCTCCTGGGCGTCCATCGAGCTGGTGAAGCACATCGAGGACAACCCCGGGGAGCACGCCGCCGCCGTAATGAAGCGCAAGAACAGCCTGCGCGACGCGGTGTACGCGCAGGTGGTGTGGGCCATCCACGAGCTGGGGCTGGACGACGAGTACGAGATGCCCGTCTCCACGCTCAAGATTCGCAAGAAGTCCACCGGGCAGGTCATCTTCTTCGCGGGATGCGACGACCCGCACAAGAGCAAGGGCCTCAAGCCACCGTTCGGCTTCATCGGCTTCCTGTGGTTCGAGGAGTGCGACCAGTTCAAGGGCATGTCCGAGCTGCGAACCGTGCGCCAGTCCGCCGCGCGAGGCGGCGAGCGCACCATCGTGGTCTACACCTACAACCCGCCGCGCACCCGGGACAACTGGGCGAACAAGGAGGCCGACCGCCGCCGCGACGCGGGCGAGGAGGTGTTCGACAGCTGCTACACCGACGCGCCGCCCGAATGGCTCGGCGCGCAGTTCATAGCCGACGCGGAAGACCTCAAGGAGACCGACGAGCAGGCGTACCTCCACGAGTACCTGGGCGAGCCCGTGGGCTACGGCGGGCAGATATTCGACCGCGTTGAGTTCCGCGATGTTACCGACGAGGAGATAGCGGCGTTCGAGCGCCTGCACGCCGGGCAGGACTTCGGGTGGTTCCCCGACCCGTGGGCGTGGACCCTCTCCGAATGGCAGCCGGGGCAGCACCGCATCATCACGTTCGCGGAGCTGGGCGGGAACAAGGTGCTGCCCGTCGAGGCCGCAGCGCGCATCCGCGCCGCGCTCACGTGGAGCGACGGCGAGGGGCCCGGCGGCAGGGCGAAGGAGCCCGTGTACCACCGCCTGCGCGTGCTGTCCGACGATGCCGCGCCCGACCAGATTCAGGCGCAGCGCGACGAGGGCGTGGACGCGAGGAGCGCGGGCAAGGGCGGGCTGCGCACCATGAGCTACCGCTTCCTGCAGTCCGTCACGTGGGTCATCGACCCCAAGCGGTGCCCGAACCTCGCCCGCGAGGTGCGGGAGGCGGAGTTCGAGATGGACGAGAGCACGGGCGAGTACTCGGGCGACTACCCCGACGGGAACGACCACTGGATAGACGCGACCCGCTACGCCTTCATGGACGTGGTGACGAGGCGAGGGGCATACAAGAACGCAGGAAGGGGCTAGACCATGGCAGACAACCAGTTCGAGGTGCCGGCGTACGTATCCGAGGAGATCACCTCACGCGGGTACGCCATGCCGCCGGACATGAGCGCGCACATCGAGACGTGGTACCAGTGGTACACCGCGACGCACCCGTTCTACAAGGAGAGGTACCTTGGCGTGGACGGGCGCAGCCACGAGCGCCAGAAGCTCTCGCTGCGCCCCGCGCGCCGCGTCTGCCGCGAATGGGCGTCGCTCATCGCCAACGAGATGCGCGCGCAGAGCGAGAGCGCGGACGCCAACGAGTGGGTGCAGGGGTTCTGCGAGGACGAGGGCCTGTACGCCCTCTTCCAGCGCGGCATCGAGCGCGCCTTCGCCATGGGCACCGGGGCCATGGCGCTGTGGTTCGACGTGCGCGACGGCGAGACCTCCATCCGCGTGCGCCGCTACGACGCCAAGATGGTGCTGCCCCTCACGTGGGACGAGGACGGCACCTCGGAGTGCGCGTTCTGCACCCGCGTGACCGCAAAGGGCAAGCAGGCCGTGCAGCTGCAGATGCACGTGATGGACGCCGAGACCGGCACCTACCACATCCGCACCAAGGTGTGGCGCGACGGCAAGCCGCTCGACCCCGCGTCGCTCGGCATCATCGAGGACTTCGACACCCGCTGCGCCGAGCGCACCTTCTGCCTGCTCTCCCCCGCCATCGACAACACGGTGCAGGACACCAGCCCCTACGGCGTGAGCGTGTTCCACGACGCCATCGACGCCATGCGCATGCTCGACACGGCGTGGACCGCGCTGTACGACGAGACCGACCTGCTGCGCGCCGTGCTGATGATCCCCGACACCATGATCGACGTGGAGACCGAGGAGGACGGCAGTAAGCGCGCCGTCCCGTTCGGCAGCCGCGAGCAGCGCCTGTACCGCCTCACGTCCGCGTCCATCGGCGAGGAGGGCAAGCCCTACGCCTTCGCCCCCGCCATGCGCACGGACGCTATTCACGGCGTGTACGCCGACGCGTGCGCCGCCCTGGGCGACGAGTGCGGGTTCGGCTCGCAGTACTTCAAGCCCGACAAGGCTGGCGGCCTCAAGACCGCCACCGAGGTGTCGAGCGACAACAGCGCGCTCATGCGCAACATCAGGAACCACGAGAACGCGCTGGGCAAGGAGCTCGGGCGTCTGCTGACCGCTCTCGTGGAGTGCGCGCGCGTCCACACGGGCGCGAGCGTGGCCGAGGGGTTCGAGCCCGTCTCCATCGTGTGGGACGACAGCATCATCACCGACACGCAGGCCGAGAAGACGCAGATGCTCGCGGAGATCGCGGCGGGCGTGGTGCCCAAGTGGATGTACCTCGTGCGCTTCTACGGCATGAGCGAGGAGGACGCGCAGGCGGCCATGCCGGAGCAGACGGTGCTGGACACGGGGTTCTAGGATGCTCGACCCGGACTACATCGACCAGGCGGGCGACATGGTGGCCGCCGTCTACGGCGAGATAGAGGCCGACATGCTCTCTCACCTCTGCCGCCTCCTGCTCGACCAGGACGTCGAGGGGCTGGGGCAGCGCGGCCTCACCGCCCTGAACCTGCTCGCGCAGAACCAGGGGCCGTACCTCCTGGGCATCATCCGAAGCCACAGCGGAGAGGTGAACGAGGCCATCGCGAGGACCGTGGAGGACGCCATCCAGCGGAGCGACAGAAACGACGCCGCGAGGATCGGGACCGACGAGTGGCTGGAAGCCGCCATGCACGACTACCCGAGGCAGGTCCGCATGACCACGCAGGGCATAGCGGCCATCTTGGAGCGCGACAACGTGGACATGGCGCAGGGCGCGCTCGACCTGTGGAACCGGTGCGTCGCCGAGGCGGTCACCAACGTGAACACGGGAGCGGAGACCGCCGAGCGGGCGATACACAAGGCCGTGCGCCGCATGATGCGCGAGGGCGTCTCCACGGTGACGTACCGCGACCAGACCACCGGGCGGCAGACGGTGACCAACCGCATCGACGTGGCGGTGCGCCGCCACGTGCGCACCCAGATAGCGCAGGACGGCATGCGCCGCACCCTCGACGTGTGCGGGCAGGCGGGCATCCGCCTGGTCGAGGTGTCGAGCCACGGAGGGGCGCGGCCGGAGCACGCGAGGTGGCAGGGGCGCGTCTACTCGCTCGACGGCACGGTGGAGGTGGGCGGGAAGACCTACAAGGACTTCTACGCCGAGACCGGCTACGGCAAGGTGGACGGGCTGGGAGGCGCGAACTGCCGGCACAGCTTCGGCCCGTGGATACCGGGGACGCCGCGAAAGTACGACCCGGAGCCGTCGCACCCGAGCGGGCTGGACAACGACGAGATATACAGGCTCACGCAGGGGCAGCGCAGGCGCGAGCGCGACATCCGGCAGACCAAGCGCGAGCTGTCCGGCGCGCAGCTCATAGCGGACAGGGACGCGAGCCTCGCGAACATCGCAGAGGTGGAACGGCTCAAGGCCAAGCTGCGCGGGCAGCAGGAGGGCATGAGGAGCTACATCGACGAGGCGAACGGCAGGGGCCGCGCCCCGGTCCTGCAGCGCAGCCCGAGGCGCGAGTGGGCCGGCGACATGCCGAGGGTGCGCAAGACGGACGCGAGCCGCCGCACCATGAAGGAGTTCATGGAGAGCGACGGCGTGAAGCGCGCGCTCAAGGCGCGCGGAGCAAGCGAGAGCGCCGTACGCAAGGCAATAGCGGAAGAGCTAAAAGCGCAGGGCCTCGAAGGAAGGAGCTGGAAGTACCTGAGCAGGTCGAACCAGCAGAACATCTTCAATCGGGTCCTCGCGAAGTTCAAGCCTCCGAAGAAATCGGGCAAGGCAGCGACCGCTACGGCGAGGGTGGAGAACGCCTTCGGGATGGCATCCGGAAACGTAAACCTGGCCGGGCTCCCGCGCGAGATAGAGCGGCAGGTCGCCGATTCTGCCGAAATGCTCGCGAGTCGCTTCCCGAAGATGGCCGGCCACATCAGCGAGGTGTCGACGTGCGACCCGGCGGCCGCTCCGCGCGGGTGCTCCAAGGCGTACGCGTGGTGCTACCCGACCAGCGGAAAGATACAGATGAACCTAAAGTACTTCGGGGATGCCGCAACGCTGCGCTCTATGTACCAGAAGGACGTAGCCGCAGGGTTCCATCCGCCCGGCTGCGACGAGCGCCAGATATTCGTCCACGAGTTCTGCCACGCGATCGACGGGTTCCTGGCAAGGTCTGGCAAGTTCCCAAGCACCAAGGGACACGTGAGCTCGAAGATTCGCGGCCAGATCATGAGGAGGTGCGGGCTCAAGGTGTCGGACATCCCGAAAGAGGTGAGCCTGTACGGCGCGAGCAACGCTGCGGAGTGGTTCGCCGAGGCGCTGAGCGAGGCGATATGCAGCAGCAACCCTCGCCCTGTGGCAACGGAGCTGCTAAAATGGGTAGAAGACGCTATGAAGGCGGTGTGAGATGCTAGAGATGCCGAAATTCATGACAAGCGAATACGCCTACTCCGACGAGGATGGGTGGCACCTCCGCGACGACGCTCCGGAAGAGCTCAAGAACGAGCTCGCGGAGTGGAGACGCGAGATGGCGGAGGCAGAGGCGCAGGGAATCTGCGTCTAGCCCAAGAGCCACGAACACGAACTGACATGCGAGCCGCCCTCGGGCGGCTTTTTTCATGCCCTCGTTCCGAGCGACACCCTCGGTACCTTCTCCGTATCGCCCGGGCATGCGCAAAAGGCCCACCTATCTCGCCCAGGGAAGGGCGCAAACAAACCTAGGTAAGGAGAAGGACATGGCAGAGGAAAGCACCACCAAGCTCGACGAGGGAACCGAACCGAAGCCCGAACCCCCCAAGGACGAGGGCGCTGAGGGCGGCTCCGAGGGCGAACCGAAGCCCGCAGCCGAAGGCCAAGGCGGCGAGGACGGCGAACCCAGCGACAAGCACGGCCAACCCGGCATCAACCGCGAGAAGTACCAGCGCGACATGAAGGCCAAGGACGACAAGATCGCGGAGCTGCAGGCGCAGCTCGACGAGAAGTCCAAGACCGAGGAGGGCCGCGCCGAGCTCAAGGACGAGCTGGACAAGCTCAAGGCAGAGATGGCCGACGAGCGCGTCTCCCACAAACTTGAAATGGCGGGCTGCCGCAACGTCAAGGCGGCGAAGGCCCTGCTCGACGACTACGAGGGCGACGTGGCCAAGCTCAAGGAGGCATGCCCCTACCTCTTCTCCGAGAAGCAGACCGGCTCCACGGGGCTGAAGTCCGACGGCGACGCCGCGAAGGCATCCGAGGAGAAGGTCGACAAAATCCTCAGCAAGTACAAGCGATAAGGAGGGCCTAAATGGCCAACGACTTTTCCAAGAAGGCGGCGCTCTACACCCAAAAGCTCGACGAGCTCGCCGAGCAGGCTTCCGTTACCTCCGACCTCGACGGCCAGAACAGCGACATGGTGCGCGACGCGGGCAGCGCCGGCACCATCTACCTGCCCAAGATGACCATCGACGGCCTGGGCGACTACAGCCGCGAGACCGGCTTCCCCACCGGCGACATCTCCATCGACTGGGAGCCCTACAAGCTGCGCTACGATCGCGGCAAGGCGTTCGAGGTGGACGACATGGACAACGCCGAGACGCTTGAGGTGGTAACCCTCAACATGTTCGGCAAGTTCGTGCGCGACAAGGTGGTACCCGAGATGGACGCCGTGCGCCTGTCCACCTACGCGGCAAACGCCGGCACCACCGTCGCGGCGAACCTCACGACCGACAAGCAGGTGCTCGAAGCCATCCTCACCGCCGAGGCGGCCATCGAGGACGTGGCGTCCATCGACGGCGCGCTGCTCTACCTCACCTCCGCCGTCAAGGGCCTGCTCAAGACGGCGGTGCCGTGGCGCTTCGGCGTGGGCGAGGACCCTGACACCCGGTTCGAGACCTTCGACGGCATGCGCATCAAGACCGTGCCGTCCTCCCGCTTCAAGACCTCCTTCACGCTCGGCGCGGACGGCTTCGCGGCGACCAAGAAGGCGGACTCCGACCAGACGCACGTCACCGGCAAGGTCTCGACCGACGCGGTGGCCATCAACTTCCTGATGCTCAAGCCGGAGGCCGTGTGCCAGATCAAGAAGACCGAGAAGATGCGCTACTTCGCGCCCGACGTGAACCAGGACAAGGACGCGCACAAGTGGCAGTACCGCCTGTACCACGACGCGTGGGTGCTCTCCGAGAAGAAGCCCCTCATCTACGCCCACACCGCAGCGGCTGGCGCGTAGCATGGCGGCCCCGGAGGTCACATACGCCTTCTATTCCGAGGGGTACGGCGGCTCGCTAAGCGAGGGCGGCTTCAAGGCCGCCCTCCCCCACGCCCTTGCGTTCGTGCGCGGCCGCATCTGGCCGAATGACCCGCAGGACGACCCGGACGCCTATCGCCGCGCCGTGTGCGCGGCGTGCGACGTCGATGCGGCCTACGGCGCGACCGGAGGAACCGGCGGCCTCGCATCGGTCACCACGGGCACCGTGTCCATGAGCTTCGGCGCGGACGGAGGCTCGTCGTGGGAAACCGACATGGCGCGGGCGGTGGACGGGGAGCTCGTGGGCAGCGGGCTGCTCTACATGGGGCTGGGGTGAGCGGCATGCGCATACCACCCATCCCGCCCTTCATGCGGTGCGAGAGCATAGAGCTCAAGCGGCAGACGGAAAGCGGGCTCGGAGAGCCGGAGGCGATAGACCGGTGCCGCATCGACAGGAGCGCGCAGCTTTCCCCAAACGACTACCAGCTGACCGCCGGGTGCTCGGCGCGCGTCTTCATCGACGCGACGGAGTACGCGGGGCAGGTCTCGGAAGGCGACCTCATCGGCTTCGACGGGGAGCTCCACGCCGTCGCGGCCGTGCAGCGGTGCGACCACCCAGACGGGACGCCGCACCACTGGGAGGTGGACGTGCAGTGAGCAAGTCGGCCGCGTGCAACATCAAGATCGACCTGTCCGGCATCGAGCGCAGGTTCGGCCCCGAACAGCTCAAGGCCAAGCAGGAGGCGTTCGCGTCCCGTGTGGCGTTCGAGATGCGCGACTACGTGCCGCGCGACGAAGGCACGCTGCAGGATTCGGAGGCGCTTGCGAGCGACTACGCCGCAGGCCGCATCGAATGGGACACGCCGTACGCCCAGCACGTCCACGACCTCCCGCAGGCGAGCATCCGAAAGACCAAGAACCTGAGCGCGCGCTCCCACTGGCCCGAGGAGGCCAAGAAGGAGCGCATGAGCGCGTGGGACGCGTTCGCCCATAAGCTCATGGAGGAGAAATGACCGAGACCATCGACATCTGCACGAGGGCGGTGGACGCCCTCAAGGCGGCGGGAATCGACGCGCTGGGGCAGCGCATAGACCGCATCACCGGCAAGGACGGCGTGGTCGTCCGCATGATGCCCCCGCGCACCGTAGCCACGTACTTCGACGGGACGCGCCGCATCGACCTCACCCTGCAGGTCATCGCCAAGGACCTCGACCCGCTCAAGGCCATGGCGGAGTGCGAGCGCGCCGTCGAGGTCCTGCGCACGGCCGACCTGTCCAGCGCGAACGGCTCCTATGAACTCGCCGACCCCGCGTGCCCTGCGGAGCCCGACGGCGACATCGAGGAGCTGTCCGTCGGCACGGACCGAAGGCACGTGTGGGCCGCGCGCCTCGTCGTCCAGATCATCCGAAACTAGGAAGGAGCCAACCATGGCAAAGAGCGACCTCGGCTTCGCGCGCAACTACGCGAACGCCCTGGAGATCAACATCACGCCGGAGGAGGCGTCCCCGACATGGGCAATCCTCTCGCGCGGAATCACCGAAATCGCCCCGTCCCCCAACGAGAGCACGGAGGACAAGGACTACTACGACGGGTACGGCACGCCGACCACCGACGTTACCAGCACCCAGATTCAGTACGAGGTCACCGGCGACCGCTGCTACGGCGACCCGGCGCAGGACTTCATCGCGAGCCGCGCCCTTGAGACGGGCGACGGCCGCAAGACGCAGTTCCGCCACACGTCCCCCAACGGGGACACGATCGAGGGCGACTGCACGCTGCTCAACCTCACGCCGAACAGCGGCCAGGGCGAGGCGTCCGCGCTCGGCGCGTTCACCTGCACCATCGCGACGGCGGGCTCCCCGAAGTACACGCCCGCCAACAAGCTCAAGCTGCCCGAGGAGGTCACCGCCTCCGAGGCGACTGTGAATGTAGGCGCGAAGCAGAAGATCACGCCGTCCGTCACTCCCACGGACGCGAACCCGAAGTGCTTCTTCGCGTCCGGCGACACGGACGTCGCGACCGTGGACAGCGACGGCAACGTGACCGGCGTGAAGGAGGGCACCTGCAAGGTGGTCGTGCGCTGCGCGTCCAAGCCGTCCGTTATGTGCGAGGTCGAGGTGACCGTGGAGGAAGCCGCCTAGTGCGACACCTCTCATAACCTCCGACTCACGGGGGCGCGGGCTAGTGAGCGGCCCGCGCCCCTCTTTTTGTGCCTAGCTCACGGGCAGAGAAAGGAGCGGCCATGGAAATCCTGCGCATGTCGCGCCCCTACGAGGACATCTACTTCGAGGACCCGACGGACAACCCGTCCACCCCGCGATTCCGCGTGTACTTCGACGACCGGAGCATCGAGGAGATGCTGGGCAAGGTGGCGAACGCCATCGACCGCGCCCAGAGCCTCGACCGCAAGGCGAAGGCGGCGGGCACGCCGGACGAGCGGGCCGAGGTCACGGAGATGATGGTCCACCTGCAGAAGCGCGTCATCGTCGCCTTCATCGGCCCGGACGGGTACCAGAAGCTGCTCGAATGGATGGGCGACGGAGAGGCCATCGACCCGGCGAAGCACGTAAGCGCGCTTGGCGAGGTGTTCGCCCAGCTGATGATGCTGCTCGGCCGCAAGGCGACCAACGAGCAGCTGCGCGCCTGCGGGCTCTACTACTCGCAGGAGAGCAAGAAGACGGCCGAGTTCCTGCGAAGCCAGCAGCCCGGCCGCGCCCAGTTCAACGCGGTGCAGGGCGGCAAGAAGAAGCACCGCAAGTGAACGCGAACGGCCTCACCTCGCGGCGCGTCAAGCTGCCGGAAGGCGGGAGCGCGACACCGTACGAGTGGCGCGGCGAGGACGTCCTGATACGCGACGACGCGCTGACCATCCTGCGGTGCATCGAGCTCCTGCAGGACCCAGAGATGGACGCCGACGAGAAGAGCCGGGAGTTCATACCGCTGTTCTTCGCCGACTGGGGCGACGCCTACACGGCGTGCGACTACGACGGCGCGGAGTTCGGCAAGCTCATAGCGGCCGCCGTCTGGGACGTGTGCGGGATCGACCTCGCGGGCGACAAGCCGCACGAGAGGCCCCTGTGGGACCCGGAGGAAGACGCCGCCCTCATCCGCATCAGCTTCCGCGCCGAGTACGGCATCGACTGGGACGAGGTGCGCGGGAGCATCGGCTTCGCGGAGTTCGTGGCCCTGGTCGGCGGGTGCTCCGCCGACACGCCGCTGGGACGAGCCATCTACTACAGGAACCCGAACACGAGGCCGAAGCCGACGAAGCACAACAAGAAGGAAGTCGAGCAGTGGGACCGCCTCCACAGGGCCTACGCGCTCGGCGCGAGAAGCCGTAGCTCACACGGCGCGAACGAAGGGAACGACGCGGCGATGAACGACGCGTTCGCCGCACTCAAGCGCGCAGCGAGGTGAGCACATGGCAGCTGACGGCTCCGTAATCATCGAGGCCGTACTCGACACCAGCAAGGTCGAGAAGGGCGTCAAGGACGTAAACAGCAGCCTGAACGGCGTTAGCTGGAAGGGGATAACGGAGGGCGACAAGGCGGCGCAGAAGCTGTCCGGCTCGCTCAAGAGCGCGGGAACCGCCGCGACGGTCGGCCTCACGACGCCCATCGTCGCCGCCGGCGCGGCGGCCTTCTCCACCGCGTCCAACTACGAGCAGGCGACCGCCCGCATACAGTCCGCCCTCGGCCTCACCGCCGACGAGGCCGAGCGACTGGGAGACGTGGGCGAGGGCATCTACGAGAACGGCTTCGGTCAATCGCTCGAACTCGTGGACGATGCCCTCATTTCCGTGCGCCAGAACCTCGGAGACCTCAACGACGCCGACCTCGCGTACGTCACGCAGTCGGTGCTGACGCTCTCGGACACGCTCGGCATGGACGTCAACGAGAGCATACGCGGCGTGAACGCGCTCATGGACGGCTTCGGCCTGTCCGCGCAGGACGCCATGGACCTGTTCGTCGCGGGCGCTCAGGACGGGCTCAACTACAGCGACGAGCTCGGCGACAACCTCGCGGAGTACGGCCCTCGCTTCGCGCAGATGGGCTTCTCTGCCCAGGAGTACTTCTCCATCCTCAAGGCGGGCACCGAGAGCGGCGCGTACAACCTCGACAAGGTGAACGACTTCCTCAACGAGTTCCAGACCTCGCTCGTGGACGGTCGCATGGACGAGAGCATCGGCCGGTTCAGCGAATCCACCCAGCAGCTCTTCGAGAGCTGGAAAGAGGGAGGGACCACCGGCCAGCAGGTTTTCGAGGCCGTGCTGGGAGAGCTCGCGAAGATGCCCGACGGCTACGACAAGGCGAACCTCGCCTCCACGCTGTGGTCGAGCCTCGGCGAGGACAACGCCATGGGCATGATTACGAGCCTCGCTGGCGTCGAGAACAAGTACGGCGACGTGGCCGGCGCGGCCCAGGAGGCGGCGGACAGCGCCTCGGACAGCTTCGCAGGCAAGGCGGCGTCCGCCATGCGCGAGCTGCAGGGGGCTATCGAACCGCTCGGGCAGCCGCTCCTCAATATCGCCACCAACGTCGCGGGCGTCGTGAAGTCGTTCGGCGAGTGGTTCGACGGCATCGGCGAGGGCGGCCAGATGGCCGTGCTCGCCATCGCGGGGATACTCGCCGCCATCGGGCCCGTGCTGTCCGTGGCAGGCAACCTCCTGACGGTCATCCCGGCGATCACCGCAGCGGTCGGGGGCGCAACGGCCGCAACGGGGGCGGCGGCGGGCTCCGCGGGCGTCCTCGGCGGTGCTCTCACGGCGCTGACCGGGCCGGTGGGAATCGTGCTCGGCGTGCTCGCGGGCCTCACGGCGGCAATCGTGTACCTGTGGAACACCAACGAGGGGTTCCGCACGGCGGTCACCGAGGCATGGAACGCCATCTGGGGAACCATTCAGGGCGTCATCGCGCAGCTGCAGCCGTACGTCCAGCAGGCGTGGGCGGCCATCTCCAACGCGGTCACGCAGGCCATGAACGTCATCATGCCCATCGTGAGCGCAGGCTTCCAGTTCATCATCGCCGTGGCAGTCCCCATCCTGCAGCAGCTCTTGCAGAACGTCGGCAACACGTTCCAGGTGATACTCTCCACCATCACCAGCGTCATGAACGGCATCGCGCAGATCATCCAGGGCGCGTGGACGCTCATACAGGGAATCTTCCAGACCGTGCTGGGCCTCATCAACGGCATCGTGACGGGCGACTTCTCGCAGATGCAGGCGGGCATCGACGGAATCATGTCCGGCATCACGGGCATCGTCTCCGGCGCGTGGAACGTCATCATGGGCGTGGTGAGCGGTGCCATCAACGGCGTGGTGACGACGGTGCAGAACGGCCTTAACACGGCGCTGTCCGTGGTGCAGGGCATCTTCTCCGGCATCGAGTCCGCCGTGAGCAACGCCATGAACGGGGCGAAGAACGTGGTCTCCGGCGTCATCAGCGCCATCAAGGGCTTCTTCAACTTCCGCATCTCGTGGCCGCACATCCCGCTGCCGCACATCCACTACGACCTCATCAGCGTTCCGCTGCTCGGCAGCATCCCGAACCCAGCCACGCTCCGCGTCGAGTGGTACGCGAAGGGCGGCGTGTTCAACGGGCCGAGCGTCATCGGCGTGGGCGAAGCGGGGCGCGAGGCCGTCGTGCCGTTCAACAAGCGCGGCGCTGCACCTCTCGCGGAGGGCATCGCCGACCGGCTCGAAAGCCTGGGCAAGGGCAGCGGCGACACGAATGTGACCATCAACGTGTACGCGACCGTGCAGGAGGAGGCGGACATCCGCAAGCTGTCCCGCGAGATCGCGAAGGAAATCAAGCGCGCAGAGCTAAGGCAGGGGGCGTTCGCGTGATATACAACGGCTTCGACTTCTCCCCGTGGTTCGACACGAGGCTCATCACGCGCTCGCTCATGCCCGAGTACGACGTGGAGACAGAGGACCTGCCCGGAAGGCCTGGCGAGCGGTTCATGCGCGCGAAGCTCAAGCCGCTCGCCATCACGGTGCGGGCGAAGTGGAGGGCGCGACCAGCCGACGACATGGCCGCGCTGCGCCGCACCATGGTCGCGCGCCTCATGTGCCTCAAGGAAGCGCCGCTCGTGCTGGACGACGAGCGGCACCTTGGCATGCACTACATGGCGGTGCTCACCTCCCCCGGAGAACTCGACAACCTGTGGCACACGGGCAGCGCCGACCTTGAGTTCACCGCGTACGACCCCATCGCATACGGGGCAAAGAAGACCGGAGCCGTAGGATACAACACTACGCTCATGGTCGGCGGCTCCTACGAGACCAAGCCGATTATCAGGTGCAAGGCCGGCGGAAACGTGAGCTACCTCAAGCTGACGAACATGGACACCGGCCAGTTCGTGCAGGTGACCGCCTCGCTCTCCTCCTCCATCGAGGTCGTGTTCGACATGGAGAACGAGCAGACAACCGTGAACGGGACGAACCACGCCGTGGACTACGACAGCGACTACTTCGCCCTGCAACCGGGCGGCAACAGCCTGCGCCTGTCGAGCGGAAGCGGCACCATCGAGTACACCGAGAGGCACGTGGGCTGATGAAGCTGTGGGTCACGGACAGGTTCGAGAACTTCAAAGGACCGATCAAGACGCTGTTCTCCTGCGTGGACACGCGCGAGGTCAACGGGGAGAACGCCATATCCCTCATATGCCTCGCTCACCTTGAGAAGGGCGACCGCATCGTGTGGCAGGACCTCAAGGGGCGCTGGCGCGAGAACATCGTGGACGGCGTGACCGAGGAGCGCGCCAACGCGGGAATCATCTACACCTACTACTGCCCTAACTCTGCGCAGGTGGAGCTGTCCGGCGACTACCTTGAGGACAAGCGCCCGCTGAACACCACGGCGAGCGTCGCCATGGCATCCGCGCTGTCCGCGAGCCGCTGGACGGTCGGCGACGTCGCCGACCTCGGGCAGAGCGGCACGAACTTCTACCACACGAACGCATGGCAGGCCATCCACGACGTTGCCGACACATGGGGCGGCGAGCTTGAGTTCGAGATCGCTGTGAGCGGCACCAAGCTCACCGCGCGTCGCGTCCATCTGCGCGAGCGCGTGGGAGGGGACACCGGCAAGCGGTTCACCTACACCAAGGACCTCGTGAGCGTGAAGCGCGAGGTGGACGAGGGCAACGTCTGCACCGCGCTCTACGGATACGGCAAGGCACCGGAGAACACCGACGAGGACGGCAACCTCACCGGCGGGTACGAGCGCAAGCTGACCTTCGGCGACGTGAACGGCGGGCAGAACTGGGTGGGAGACGCGGATGCCCTCGAACGCTGGGGCAGGCCGGACGGGAAGGGCGGAAAGGCCCACGTCTTCGGCGAGGTCGAGTTCGAGGACTGCGAGGACAAGAACGAACTGCTCAAGCTCACCAAGGAGGAGCTTGCGAACAGGTGCGCGCCGACCGTCTCCTACGAGGCTGACGCCGTATCGCTCGCGCGAGCCGGCGAGGGCTTCGAGGGCGCGGACGAGGGCGACACCGTGCTCGTCATCGACGAGGTGTACGACCCGCCTCTGCGCGTGCAGGCGCGCATCACCAAGGTCGAGGAAGACCAGCTCGTCGAGGGCAAGGCGACCTACACAATCGGCAACTACCAGACCGTCGGCGAAATCCTCGCCGCGCAGAAGTCGAACATACAGAAGGCCAACTCGAACCTCAAGCAGACCATCACGGACGCGGTGAACAGCTCCAACGCGGCGTCCTCCGACAAGTGGGGCGCGAGCCTCACGCAGACGCAGGCGTACCTTGAGGCGTTCGCGAGCGACAAGGCGGACAGCGCGCAGCAGGGCGCGACAGATGCGGCGAAGGACTACTCCGACGAGATCGCCGAGGAGCTGGATGCCGCGCTCAAGGAGTACGCCGACAACGGGGACACCACGCTCGAAGACCTTCTCAAGCAGTACACCGATGACGGCATCCTCAACCTCGACGAGGTGCTGCGCCTCTACACGCAGACCTCCATCCAGCAGAGCGAGGAGGTGCTGCGCGCCATCGACGAGGCGAACAAGCAGTACCTTGAGAGCATCACCGACGCGCTCGACGCATCCCTCGACGCCGCGACAAACGCCATCGACGCGCTGGAAGCGAACCTCGCGAAGGTTCCCGACGACATCCGCGACCAGATTATCGACATGCTCAACGATGAGCTTAACACCACGGGCGGGTGGGTGTACGAGGAGCCCGGGCAGGGCATCATGGTCTACGACCGAGAGCCGCCCAACGCCACGAAGTGCGTGAAGATAGGCGGCGGGGTCATCGGGGTGTCGAACCAGAAGAGCTCGTCCGGCAACTGGGTGTTCAGGACGGCAATCGACGGCGACGGCATCAACGCCGACCAGATCGTGACCGGACGAATCGTCGGCGGAAGCAGCTACTGGGACCTCGACAGCGGCACCTTCTACCTGCGCAGCGGCAACATCCTCATCACCGACGCCAACGACAACAAGGTCTACATCAACGCCACGAACGGCTTCCAGGTGCGCGATAAGAACAACCGCATCATCGCCGGCACCGTCATCATGAGCGACGGGACCGCCATGTTCCGCTGCAACATGGTCGGCACATCCTCGACCAACTACATTACGACAGGAACCACGACGAACGGAACGTCAGGAGCCTCCCTCGTCAACAGGAACGGTAACTACCTGACCATGGGTGCAGTCCACGCCGCCGACAACCCCGATAGCAACGCAACGGACGGGTGCGGCATGGACACGTTCGGGTACGGCTTCCTGTCGGCCAACCGCTACTACTACCAGACGTGGCTCTCGACTCCTTACTACAAGGGATTCATGAGCCACGCGAACGAATACCTCTATATGCGGTCTGGAGGGTCGCCCGACGGAGACCCCGCGTACGTCGGCCTCCAATGGGCGGATGATCGCGGCGTGTTCTTCGGTTCGGACTACGCGACGCTCAAGCTAGACGACACCCATTACATCCGGATAACCGCATCGCAGGGCGTCCAGTGCAGATGCGGAAGCAGGGGATTCGGCTGGTATAACGGCAGTTTCTCAGAGAATCTTACGTGGAGCTAGTCATGGAAAAATCAGAGGAGCACAACGCCCTGTGCGGGAACGCAACGGGATTCGTGGCGGCACCGGAGACGGCAGGCGCATCGAATGAAGCGGTCGAGCGAGCGGTTGCCGCCATGGCAACCGCCATGGCGGGCCTCATGGAGCCGAGCGAGGCGGAGGCGCTGAACGAGGCGGCTGCCGCGCTCATGGAAGGAGGAGAAGATGGCGACGCATGAGCTGACGCTTGACGTCGACAAGTCCTCGGCGCTCGCCGCCGAGATCATCACGGCGCGCGTGGGAGACACCGGAACGGTCATCAAGGCCACGGTGCTCAAGGACGGCGCGGCGCTAACGGGCGCGACCGCTCGATTCCAGGCGGTGAAGCCCGACCACACCTACGCCGACCAGAGCGCGAGCGTTTCGGGGAACACGGTGACGGTCACGCTCGACCCCAAGTTCCTCAGCGTGCCGGGGATCATCAAGACGGCGTACTTCCGCCTCACAGCGTCCGGCAAGGTCGAGACCACTCCGGACATCTGGATCAACGTGCTGCCGGACGCGGAATCGCAGACGGAGGGCGCGACGGAGCCGTACATCTCGGAAGTCGAAGAACTCATCTCTCAACTCAATTCCATCAAGTCTCAGATGCAGACCGCGACCAACTCGGCGAACACGGCGGCTGGCAAGGCGAACACCGCAGCGAGCTCCGCCGACGATGCGGCGGGCCGCGCCAACGACGCTGCCGACGACGCCCTCGACGCCGCCGACCAGGCAACGGACGCGGCAGCAGCCGCAAACGCGGCGGCGGGCAGCGCGAACACGGCGGCGAGCTCGGCGAACAGCGCCGCAGCCGAGGCGGAGGACGCGGCCGCCGAGGCTATCGCCGCAGCCGGCATGGTGTCGCATGACAAGACCATCTTCCTCTCCTACGACACGGTTGGAGACATCGACTACCTGACACTTACTGACGAAAGCGAGGACTGACATGGCAAGCAAGACCCACATCATGAGCGACGAGACGGGACAGCGCATCGCCGCCGCGCTTGAGGCGATGGCGCGCGGGTCCCTCCTGTCCTACGACGACGAGGCGGGCGAGTACGCCGGCGTCGACAAGTGGCTGCGCTCCATGCGCGACGGGCGCATCTACACGGTAAAGGTGCCGACGGGCAGCGCCGTGGCGTGCGTCAAGGCCGACGCCAACGAGGGCGTCGCCGTGCCGACGCCCGGAAGCAATACGGCGGCCGCCATCGACTCGTACTCCGCCATCGCCCCCTTCTTCCACATCGACTGCAACGCGACGGTGGACGCCGACGGCGTTCCCCACGTCACCGCCATCTCGGGCGACGGCATGTTCGCTCGCACCGGCGGCAACGGGAACGTCTGGGTGCTCGCGCCGGTGCTGTTCTGGAAGGTCGCGGACGATTCCGAGGGCGACTACACGGTCATCTCCATCTCCGACACGCAGCTTCCCGGCTTCTCGCCGCAGCCCGGTGCGGAGCTGCCCGACGGGAGTCTCCGCCCCTGCATGCTGTACGCCAAGTACGCGCTCTCGACCTACGACGGCGAGGCAGCGAGCGTGTCGGGGGCGCAGCCGCGCACCCGCGACGTCAGCCATAACTCGCTCGTCACCATCTGCAAGACGGCGACCACCGGCTACAGCGGCCGCAGCATCGCGGATGACTGGTACCTCAAGGTCATGTTCCTGATGAAATACGCCACCAAGAACAGCCAGAGCGTGTTCCAGGGCTGCACGAGCTACAACATCATCAAACCCGTGACCGTCGCGGCGTCGAACCAGAGCTACGTGGTGGTGGCCAAGAACCACGGGTACGTGGCGGGCAGCGCCGTCATGATCGGCACGCAGAACACCGACCGAGGCAACACCGCCGCCCACGACGTGCTCGACTACGCCGTAATCAAACGCGTGGAGAGCCACGACGACAGTAACGACCGGCTCGTCCTCGACCGCACCGCCACCACGTCCGTGAACAACTACGTGCTCACGGCACCGTGGCCGACGGGCTGCTGCGACGGAGTGCAGGGCGACGGCTCCCCCACGTCCCGCACGAACGCCAAGGAGCCGTTCTCCCTGCAGGGCATCGAGACGGCCATGGGCATGTACGAGGTCATGAGCGGCGTGGCGCTCAAGTACGACGGCTCCGCCTGCAACCTCATGGTGCTGCACGACACCAAGAAGGAGGCGTCGAGCATCAGCGCGGACTACGTTGACACGGGAGTGGACCTGCCGGTGTCGGCGTCCGAGGGATGGAAGTACCCGGCGCGCCTCTCGAACGCCGGTGGCATGCTGGTCGGCACCGGCTCCGGGGCATCTACGACCACAGGCGTATGCGACGGCACCTACACGAGCGCACAGACGACCAACGCGGAGCGAGAGTTCCACTCGCTGGGCTTCTTGAACAGCGGCCCGATCGCGGGCCTGTGGTGCGTCTACGGCGACATCGCCCTGTCGAACGCCAGGTGGAGCATCGGGTCGCGCCTCTCTGGCACTGGTCGCTCAAGGGGGTGAATCGCCGCAAGGCGAGAGGGGGCGAAGCCCCCTCTTAAAGGGTATGCGGTATAATCGCGCGCAGGGATTCGCGGCGACGGCTCCCGATGTTTTCTGTTCCACTCGCTGGGCAACTTGAACAACGGCCCGAACGCGGGCCTGTGGTACGTCAACGGCAACAACGCCCTGTCGAACGCCAGGTGGAACATCGGGTCGCGCCAATCTGGTTGACATGCGCCTCGCTCTCATTACGCCGCGTCTACCCGCGCCGACCGGAAACGGGAGGCAGCGGGCATGCCTCGTCAACCGACGGAAATGGCCACGACCACCGGGCTGGTAGCTCAGGCGAACGCTCGGACGGCAACCAGAGAGGTGAACCGGTCGGAATGAAGACGTACTGCAGGGGCCTCAGAATCGATCGCGCCATCGTGGAGGAGGCGTACCGCGAATGGAGCGAGGCCCCTGCGGGAAATAAGAACGCATGGCGCGTCGCGCATGAGCACGGGAGCGCGGCGAACCTCATAGACGAGGTTGCGCGCGAGATCGAAGAGCGCCGGCTTGCGTTCGAGCCCATCCATCGCTACGACCACATAGAGCCGACGAACGGAAAGGTGCGCACCATCGGCGTATCCTCCGTGAAGCAGCAGCTCGTCGATTACGTCGTGGTCCACTGCTGCGCCGATTTTCTCAAGGCTCGGGTTGGGCACTACCAGGCGTCGAGCGTGAAGGGAAAGGGGGCGACCTTCACCATGCGCACCATTCGTAAATGGGTGACAGGGGGGGGTCCTCGCTTCTTCGTCAAGATGGACGTGCGAAAGTGCTACCCATCCACCAGGCACGACGTCGTGCTGGGGATATTCCGCAAGTACGTCGCCTCGCCTGACGTCCTCTACTGCATCGAATCGCTCCTCGCCACCTACACGGGCGGCGGCCTTGAGATCGGCAGCTACTTCTCGCTGCGCGCCGAACAGCTCGTTCTGTCGTTCGCGTACCACCACGTCGAGGGGCTGCACAAGGAAAGGCGTGGAAAGAAACGGGCGCTGGTTGCGCACCAGCTGTGGTACATGGACGATGTGCTTCTGATGGGCAACGACAAGCGCGACCTCAAGGCCGCAGCCCGCTCGCTTGAGAGGTACATGAGGAGCGAGCTGGGTCTTGAACTCAAGCCGTGGAAGATATGCCGCGTGGGAGAGGACGAGCCCATCGACATGGCGGGATACGCCGTGAGGCCGTCGCACGTCGAGGTCCGCGCCGGCACGTTCCTGCGCGGCATGCGCGCGTTCAGGCGCTTCGACCGAAAGCCGTGCCTGCGCAGGGCGAGGCGCGTCACCAGCTACATGGGGTACTTCAAGCACGCGGACTGTGACGACCTCATGGCGAGGAACGACATGCACGCTACGATGCGGGCCGCAAGGCGGTACGTATCGAGGAGCGCGCATGCAAAAGACAACATCGGCGACACCGCTCGACGCCGTTAAGGTCGAGCAGCGCCCTGACGGGCAGGCGGACATCTGGCTCCGCAAGAACATCCAGCAGGAGGAAGTGACGCCAGAGGACGGCGGGGAGCCCTACACGCAGTACACGGCGGACGAGGCCCACATCGTAAAGGCGATGACGCAGGAGGAGGCGGAGGCCGCCTTCGACGAGCTGTGGGACGAGGCCGTGGCTGCGGAGACCCCACAGGACGAGCGCATCGCCGCCCTTGAGGTCATCGCCAAGACGTTCACCGCGTCGGCGTCGCAGCTCGCGCAGATTCGCACCGCCGCGACGCTCTCCATACAGACCATGGCCGCGAGCCTCACCGACGAGCAGGCCATCAGCGTCTCCGGCCTCATACCGGCGTACGAGGTCGGCAGGGACTACAAGAAGGGCGACCTGCTCACGTACGAGGGCGAGGTCTACCGCGTTGCGCAGGACCACACCTCGCAGGCGCAGTGGGTGCCCGGGAGTGGCACGGAGAGCCTTTACACGCACATCACGCTCGCGGGCGACAGCATCCCCGTGTGGCAGCAGCCGACCGGCGCGCACGACGCCTACAACACGGGGGACAAGGTTCACTACCCGGACGAATCCGGTCCCGTGTACGTGTCCAAGATCGACGGCAACACATGGTCGCCGGACGCCTACCCGGCGGGATGGGAACTCTCCGAATAACCCGAATCGAGCGCCCCTGCGGGGGCGCTTCTCGTATGCGACACCTCCGAGATGATGCAGCAGATCGGAAGGAGGTGACCATGGACCCGTTTCTCTCGCAGATAGCCGTGACGGCCATCACCTCGGCGGTGAGCATCGCAGTCGGCTGGGCCATGGGCGGGCTCAAGGGCGCGGCCAAGGAGCGCGCGGAGGCCCAGAAGGCGTCCATGGAGGACAGGGACACGACGAGGCGCATCCTGCGGACGCTCCTCTACTGCCGCCTGGCCGACATGCACCGGCGGTACGTGGTGGACGGGGTGCCCTGCACGCCTGCGGAGAAGCAGGAGGCCGAGGAAGTCTACACCGAGTACCACGGCATCGGGGGCAACGGCTCCGGCACCGCCCTCTACAAGGAGATCATGGCCGCACACGTGGCATAGGAAAGGAGACCGACATGGCCGAGCACACAACACGCGACATCGACATCCCGGAGGACGCGGAGGTGCAGGACTATCCCAAGTACGTCCTCCCCGAGAATCTGTACCTCGCCCTCAAGTGGGCGGCTCTCCTCCTGCTCCCGCTCATCGCCGTTTTCTACCAGGCGCTCGCGGGAATCTGGGAGCTGCCGATGCCGGACGAGATCAGCCAGACGTGCAGCATCTTCGGGCTCTTCATCGGCGCGCTCATCGGCGTGTCCGAGTTCAAGGCGCTCAAGAGCAAGTAGGCGCGGCATGTCGAGGCTCAAGCTGGCTGCTGCGCTCCTCACCGGCGCGCTCGCCGCGACCTGCTGGTGGGGATGGCTCATGCTCGACCATGCGGGGCAAGACGCGCAGGCTCTCGCCGATGCGAACGGACGGCAGGAGGAGCTGGTCGTGTCCGACACTCCGGCAGAGCCGCAGGTACCGATCTACCTGCAGGCGGACGAGCGGTGGGGCGGACTACCGTATGCTGACGCCGACCTCGCCACATCCGGGTGCGGCCTCACCTGTGCGGCTATGGCGTGGCAGTACCTGAGCGGCAAGGAGTGGACGCCGGTGCAGATGCTCAACGCGGTGGGAAACGACTACGTTCAGGAAGGGCAGAACTATATGCCGGGCTTCTGCTCGTGGATGCAGTCAAACGACCCGTCCATCAGCTACTCGGTCATCTACGAGGACCGTGACAGGGCGCTTCGAGACCTTGGCAACGGCATGCTTGTTTTCGGGGCGATGGAGGGAAGGCTCCACGAGGGCGGCAGGAGCTACGCTGGGCATGTCGTGCTTCTTACAGGAATCGACGGCGAAAGCGCGACCGTCCACGACCCATGCGAGGCGTACCCGGTCGCCCTCACGCATGACGAGTTCAACGCCGTCTCGTGGGACTACTTCATATCGGTTGGAAGGAGCGAGTAATGGGAGAGGAAATCTTGAAAGACGTGGACGGCAACGAGCTGTCCGAGGAGTGCATCGAAGAGCTTACCAACGGGAAGGGTGAGGATGATGAGTAACAGCGGCCTGGTCAACTACACGTGAATCAGCCCCAACCGCAACAGCCCGCGCAACCAGCCAATCAGCAAGATCACCGTGCATCACATGGCTGGCAACCTGTCCGTGGAGACCTGCGGCAGCGTTTTCGCGCCCAGCTCGCGCCAAGCGTCCGCCAACTACGGTATCGGCACCGACGGGCGCGTGGGCATGTACGTCGAGGAGAAGGACCGATCGTGGGCCTCGTCCTCCTCGTGGAACGACAACCGCGCAGTGACCATCGAGGTGGCGAACGACCAGATCGGTGGAAACTGGCACGTTTCCGACGCCGCATGGAACAAGCTCGTCGAGCTGTGCGTGGACATCTGCCGCCGCAACGGCATGAAGTCCCTCACGTGGACGGGAGACAAGAACGGAAGCCTCACGTGCCACTACATGTTCGCGGCCACCAGCTGTCCCGGCCCGTATCTCAAGAGCCGCATGGCGGAACTCGCTCAGACCGTCACGGCGCGCCTCGGCGGGGCGTCCGCACCTGCGACCTCCGGTGGCTCCTCCGCGCCGTCCGGAAGCGTGACCGACCTCGCCAACCGCGTCATCGCGGGAGAGTTCGGCAACGGCGATGCGCGCAAGGCCGCGCTTGGCGACCGATACGACGAGGTTCAGGCGGAGGTCAACCGCATCCTGGGGGTGGGAGGCTCCTCTTCCGGCGGCCCCTCCGTTGACATCGACCAGCTCGCCCGCGACGTGATCGCCGGCAAGTACGGCAACGGCGAGGCGCGCAAGGCCGCGCTCGGCTCCAACTACGCTGCCGTGCAGGCTCGCGTGAACGAGATGCTGGGCGCGGGAGGCTCGACGGGCGGCGGCAAGTCCATCGACCAGCTCGCCCGCGAGGTCATTCGCGGCGACTGGGGCAACGGTGCCGACCGCAAGAACCGGCTCACCGCAGCGGGATACGACTACGCCGCCGTGCAGGCGCGCGTGAATCAACTGCTCTAATCATAGACCGGTGTTCACCACGAGGATGCCGAAGCCCCTGCGTAGACCGTAGGCGTAGGTGTTCGCGCTAACTCGCACGTAGCCCGCCA